ACACAAAACTAGGTAATGATAATCATTCGCATTTGTGCACTTACGAAATGGCACAAGACCCCCCGCGACGTTTAAACCGCGCCCACGCAGCCATGACTACGCAATGCCACGCCCCCTCCCACGCGCAGCCGCGCACACAAACACATAACTGGTATCAAAGGGTGGGGGGCCGTAGCCCCCGCAGATTCAATTGCCAAGGACAGCGCGAAGGGCATCAACAGCAGCAATCACATCTGCATCGCACTTATCCATCGGTTGCCCGTGGTAGTCGTATTCAATCCGGGCGTTTTCCAATGCGTCCAGTGCCATCTTGGCCGTCTTGCGTAAGTCTTCGATCAGGCGGTCACGTTCACCAATGGCCCGGATAACTTGTAAGGCCTCTTCCCTAGATCCAGTAAAGTTGTACATGTTGCTTTCCTCAAAAGGGGGGCCGGTTGGCAGTCCCGGCCCGGTTGGTTACTTGGCTATTGCTTTCAATTCAGCTTTCACCCGGCGGGCAACCTCGCCACGCCACGTGTTGGCATTGGCTAGAAAGTAGAGCACCACGCTCTTGCCGGAGTCCTCAATAAAGTTGTCTTCGATGCTGTTCAGGTATCCCATCGCTTCGAGGTAGGGCACTGCACCAAAGTACGGGCGCTTCCAATCGTTGCGGATGTCACGGGCAATTTCATACAGGGGACGATTCATAGTTGCTTTCCTCAAAAGGGGGGCCGGTTGGCAGTCCCGGCCCGGTTGATTAATGTTGGTAATAGGCGACATTCTTAACAGCAGGATCCCAGCAGGCCCGGCAAGGCCCACACTTACCCTGACGCTCGAATGCCCGGCACGTGGCCTGCGCTTTATCCGATACGACAGTCGAGGTGTGCGCGAATGAAGCGGGCGCTGGCTGGTCGATGTGCGGAGCCGACAATCGGACAATCAGGTTGGCCGGAATATCACCCTGCACAAATTTTGCCTCTTTCGTCGGTAACCAATGCATGGTGTCGGGCGTGGCGCGGGCGATGTCACAAATCAGGCGAAAGTGTGCGACCGATTGCAGGTCTCCGGAATCATGCCAGCGGAAAAACTTGTCACGGCCAATTAGGAATGACATGGCTGAAACAAACTCGGCCCGGAACGGCTCCGACACAAGCGCACGAGACAAGGCGGTTAGACGTCGGGCAAGCGCAGCCTGCACATTCGGGAACACGTAACGACCCTTGAGCGCGTAACACTTCGAGCATACCGAGCCAGCAATCTTGCGTAGGCGTGACCCCGTGATGCATTCGAATGCGCTAATCGAAAACGACTTACAGGGCATTTTGCTAGGCGCGGATAGTCCGCCTACTAGCGCGTCAGCAGTCTTAACTTTCCACATATGCTTTTCTCCTTGCGGCCACCGTGGCCGTGTATGTATTAGAACAAACCTTATGGTATGAGTCAACCTCGTGCTCACGCACGCGCACACGCAGGCAATCCCTCACGCGCCCCCGCCCCCTCCCGCGCACACAAACACATAACTGGTATCAAAGGCCCGCGAGGGCCAAATAAAAAGGGCAGGTTTGAAGTCCCTGCCCCACGGAGAATTACTCTGTAATCAAACCTTCGTCGATCAACTGTCGCGCTGTGCGACCGAACCATCCTTGTAACGTGTAGGCGACTCCCGTGTCATGTAACGTCTGCCATGCTTCGAGCACCTGCTCGTCTGACTCTGCTTCGATGAAACCTTCTGCGATTCCAACTGCGGTGAACGTATCCATCATGCTTCTCCTCACTCTGCTACTACGCTGTTGTCCAGCATTTCGTCGCGATGCTTTAGGTAGTTGTGTGCGATCCAAATTAACCAAAGAACTCGAGTCCGCGTGAGCGTGTAGGTGTCTCGAATACTCCAGTAGGTAAACCAAAACCCGTTGATCTGAAGACTATTAGCGATTGCGTACGGATGCATGATGCTTCTCCAAAAGATGGGGCAGTTGGCAGTCCTGCCCCGTGGTGATTAACCGTGAATGAATTCCTGCTCGTCCAACTTGTCTGCAACGTATCGCAGCACTGCGGACAAACCGGTACGACGCTTGACCAAGTACTCTGCGATCTCGTTCAGTGGCAACCCGTTGAGGATGTCCGTGTTGTCCATGTTGCCGATCACACTGGTTCGCACTTCGTCATCATCTAATTGGCTGAGGATGTCATCGGTGCTTACGTTGTTGACAACCCAGTTGATGATGTCGCCTTCGTACATGCTGCCCAACACTTCATCGGTGTCGAGTTCCACTTCCACGCCTTGGTCGACATGAACTTCCATCGTGAAATATCCACTCATGATGCTTCTCCTGAAAGGTGGGGCGGTGGGAAGTCCCGCCCCGTGTTGATTAGTAGTTGATCCCTGCTTCGTCCAGCTTCTCGCGAAGCTTGCGGTTTGCGTCTCGCTCTTCGCGATACCACTTCTCGTACATTTCTGCACTGTTCTTGTAGGCATCTGCATCCTCACACTTCTTCGCGAGGGCGCGAACCAGATCAACTATTGCGTCAAGCTTTTCCATTTGTCTTCTCCGTTTGCGACTGTTCGCCGTCGCCGCGTGAGATAATTACAACCTACCTTATGGAATTTGTCAATTTCTGGCTATCGCGACCCCCACTACCCCGCCACCCCCCGCTATACGTTTACCTCCTGCCGCCCGCCCCCTTACCCCTAGATCTATACAAACGACCCCACAATTTTCTAAACTCCACCCTAAATCGGTACTGGCCCACTGCGTAGCTACCCGCAGGTTGCGTCTCGACAAAGTACTCCGGAATCGTAACCGGATTTTCTTGCACTTCGACCCCCACCCCCCTCTATATAGAAACCCCCCCGGCTTTAAATTTGGTTCCATACCATTTTTTGTGGTATATAGCTCACAACTTGGGTGAAGCCCCATGCAGACGGAACCAATGAATCTCGAACCGCTAGTGCCGGAAATCGAAGAGAACATCCCTCTTCCTAAGAACTCCGCAGCCGCCCTGCCGGAGATGACCCCTCACGATGAGTTGCAGGGGATCGCTAAAACTGTTTTAGAAATCAGTAACTTAACGGGCAATCCGGTGATTCCGGATGAAGAAGATTTGGATAAGGCTCAACAGATAGCCTTACAACTCGTTAAGGACCCAAAGACCCGACCCCAATTCGAGCTACTCAGAGACTCAACCAAAGCAACATTGGCTGGACTCGTCACCCGACTCAATTTTCAGGTCGTTGAAGATCTGGTTGAGCTAAAGAATGTGGTGATAAATGGGTTATTGGCCGAGTTGGAACTCGCACCGGATAGCAAAACCCGCATTCAGGCGTTGAAAGCGCTTGGAGAGGTTGATGGGGTAGACGCATTTAAGAAGCGTAGCGAGATAACGCACCAAGTTAAGCCCATCGAAGAGGTGGAAAAAGAGCTTATGTCGGTGCTGGAGGGGATTGAGTACAAGGTGATCGAAGAAAAACCGCTGGAAAACAGCTAAAACCCGTGCAAATCACCCCCGAAAACCTGAAAAAGCTGAAACTTGCCCTGCCTACGATGCCGGACAAGGAGAAAAGGCGCGTTGCCGACCTCCTGAAAGCCTATCAAAGCCAAATCACACAGAAATTAGGCAAGGACTCCTTCCTAGATTTCATTCAGCACGTGTATCCCGGCTACAAAGTGGGTCCCCATCACCGCCGACTAGCCCGAATATTCGAAGAAATTGCTGAAGGCAAGAAAAAACGGGTGATCGTGAACATCGCGCCAAGGCATGGGAAGAGCGAAATGATCTCCTACCTGGCCCCGGCGTGGTTCTTGGGTAAATACCCGCAGAAGAAGGTCATTATGGCGTCCCACACCGCCGACCTTGCCGTCAATTTCGGTAGAAGAGTTAGAAACTTGGTCGGATCGGAGAATTACCGTGACATCTTCCCTAACGTCTCTTTGCAAGCTGACAGCAAGTCTGCTTCTCGATGGGGTACTAATTTTAATGGTGAGTATTTTGCTATCGGTGTTGGCGGTGCTCTTGCTGGTCGAGGCGCTGATCTGTTCATTATTGATGATCCCCACTCAGAACAGGAAGCTAAACAAGGTCGCGCAGATGTTTTTGAACCAGCTTGGGAGTGGTTCCAGTCAGGCCCAGTCCAGCGACTAATGCCGGGAGGCGCGATCATCGTGGTGATGACCCGGTGGTCGAAGATGGATTTGACGGGCAAGATCGTGGACCACATGACCCGTGAAGACGGGGCTGATCAGTGGGAAGTGGTCGAGTTTCCGGCCATTCTCAACGAGAAACCGCTTTGGCCCGATTTCTGGGACATTGACGAGTTGCTGGCGAAGAAGGCCAGTATGGATGTGCGGTATTGGCAAGCCCAGTACATGCAGCAGCCGACCTCGGAAGAGGGAGCGTTAATTAAACGGGAATGGTGGCAGGTGTGGGAGAAAGACGACCCGCCTCAGTGTGAGCACATCATTATGTCGCTTGACGCCGCTCAGGAAAAAACAAACCGGTCGGACTTTAATGCCCTGCTGACTTGGGGCGTCTTCAAAAATGAGGAAACCCAGAACTACAACATCATCCTCCTGAACTCTGTAAAGCAAAGACTGGAGTTCCCGGAGCTAAAAGCGATGGTGCTGGAAGAATATAAAAATTGGAACCCGGATACCTTCATCGTGGAAAAGAAATCCAACGGTGCGGCGCTGTATCAGGAGATGCGTCGGATGGGGGTGCCCATCTCAGAATTCACGCCGGGTAAGGGTCAGGATAAGATATCGCGTGTAAACGCCGTGACGGACTTGTTTTCTTCCGGTATTGTGTGGGTTCCTGACCGGCGTTGGGCATGGGAGGTTGTGGAAGAGTGCAACGATTTTCCCGCTGGCACCCACGATGACTTGGTGGACGCGACCACCCTAGCCCTACTTCGGTTTAGACAAGGGGGCTTTATACGCCTGCCTTCAGATGAACCAGAACCCACACGATATTTTAAGGGCCACCGCCGCGAAGGATTTTACTAGGAGATTTAAATGGCTGCGAACATGGATAAAGGTCTCTATGAAGCCCCGCTCGGGCTGGATGCTCTTGCAGCCGAAGAGGCCCCGATTGAAGTTGAGGTCGTAGATCCGGAAGAGATTCGGATTGGTATTGACGGGATGATGATCGAGTTCGGCAAGGCCGAACCCCGTGCAGAAGATTTTAACGCCAACCTTGCCGAGTATATCGGTGAGAATGAACTTCAGAGTCTCGCGGCAGAGTTGTTGGGGCAGTACGAGCAGGACGTAGCCTCCCGTAAAGATTGGCTCGATACCTACATCAAAGGCTTAAAGATCCTCGGTATCCGTTACGAAGAGCGGACTGAACCGTGGCCGGGGGCTTGTGGTGTGTTCCACCCGTTGCTTATGGAGAGCGCGGTCAAGTTCCAGTCTGAGACCATCATGGAGACCTTCCCGGCAGCAGGCCCCGTTAAGACGAAGATCATTGGTCGTGAGACCCCGGAGAAGAAAGACGCTGCGATCCGCGTTGCGGACGATATGAACTACAAGCTCACGGAGCAGATGCCTGAGTATCGCCCTGAGCACGAGCGCTTGCTGTTGAGCCTTGCCCTCTCGGGTAACGCGTTCAAGAAAGTCTACTTTGACCCCTCGCTCAACCGTCAGACCGCTGTCTATATCCCCGCCGAAGATATCGTTGTTCCCTACGGTGCGGCGAACCTAGAGACAGCAGAGCGTGTTACGCACAAGATGCGTAAGACCGAGAACGAAGTACGCAAGCTTCAGTACGCTGGGTTCTATCGAGATGTGGACTTGGGCGACCCAGTCCGTGTCATGGACGAGGTAGAGAAGCAGAAGGCCGAAGATCAGGGCTTTAGCGCCTCGACGGACGACCGGTTCCAGTTGCTTGAGATGCACGTGAACATTGACCTGCCGGGCTATCCGGATGTGGACGATGACAACAACGAGACGGGGATCGCGCTGCCTTACGTGGTGACGATTGAGAAGGGAACGGGAACGGTTCTAGCCATTCGTAGAAACTGGAAAGAAGAAGATGAACTCAAAGCCAAGCGACAGCACTTTGTTCATTATGGTTACATCCCCGGCTTCGGGTTCTACTACTTTGGTCTCATCCACCTTATCGGCGGACACTCTAAGGCTGCTACATCACTTCTTAGGCAGCTTATCGACGCAGGAACCCTCAGCAACCTTCCGGGCGGTCTCAAGTCACGCGGGCTTAGAATTAAGGGAGACGATACGCCTATTGCTCCGGGAGAATTCCGCGACGTAGACATCCCGAGTGGTGCGATCCGCGACAACATCCTGCCACTGCCATACAAAGAACCGAGCCAGACTTTGGCTCAGTTGATGGACCGGGTGGTCGAGGAAGGCCGTCGCTTCGCTGCGGTGTCGGACCTGAAGGTTTCGGACATGTCCTCGCAGGCTCCGGTGGGTACCACCCTTGCGATCTTAGAAAGAGTCCTGAAGGTGATGTCGGCTGTTCAGGCCCGCATCTACTACGCGATGAAGCAGGAATTCAAACTGCTTGCTGGGATCATTCGGGACTACACACCGGAAGAATATTCGTACGAGCCGGAAGTCGGTGATCGTAAAGCGAAGAAGGCGGACTACGATGATGTCGATGTCATCCCGGTCTCGGACCCCAACGCGGCAACGATGTCGCAGAAGGTCGTTCAATATCAAGCCGTTCTACAACTCAGCCAGTCGGCTCCTCAACTCTACGACCTACCTTACCTGCACCGTCAGATGATCGAGGTGTTGGGGGTTCGAAACGCTGACAAGATTGTCCCGATTACGGATGACCTTAAGCCGATTGATCCGATCAGCGAGAACATGGGCTTCCTCACCAGTAAGCCGACCAAGGCGTTCATGTACCAAGACCACGACGCCCATCTCCAAGCCCACGTTTCGTTCTTGCAAGACCCGATGATTATGCAGACGGTCGGACAGAACCCGCAGGGCCAACAGATTATGGCAGCGGTCATGGCTCACATCATGGAGCACACGGCGTTCAAATATCGTCGCGAAATCGAGAAACAACTCGGTGCTGCTCTGCCCCCGCCGCCTAGCGCGGAAGATCCGGATACTTACTTGCCTCCGCAGGTCGAGGTCCAGCTCTCGCAGTTGGCTGCGGCAGCGGCGGCTCAGCTTCTGCAGAAGGACATGGCGGAGGCTCAGGCTCAGCAGGCAGCGCAGCAGGCTCAGGACCCGCTCGTGCAGATGCAGCAGATGGACCTGCAGATCAAGCAGATGGAGGCTGAGACTAAGAGACTGAAAGCGGGGATGGAGATGCAGATCCAGCAGGCTGAACTACAACGCAAACAGCAGAAGGATCTTATCGACGCTGCTGCCAAGGAAGATGAACTGCGGCTCCGTCAGGCGGAGATCGCTGCAAGAACTGAACTCGACGCCGCTCGTCTCGGTGTGGACATTGAGAAGCACAAGACCGACGTTGAGGTACAGCAAATGGTTGAGGAAGCACGGCTCCGGCTCAGTGATATCCGCGACCAACAAAATCGGGAGATGAAACCGCAAAACAAGGAGTAATACATGTCTTATACCAACGCTCTTGAATACTTGAGTTCTAAACTCAAGGAGGAGCGCACGTTGATCATAGAAAGCCTAATTCAAGGGAAACTTGATGAGGGTGAGTACAAAAGGCTATGTGGGGCGTTACAGGGTCTCGACCTCGCAAATGGCTATATCAAAGACCTTGCAAAACGCTTGGAGCGCGACGATGAGTAATATTGATATTGAGAAGACGCAGGAGGAGGCGAAGAAAGCCTCGCAACTGCCAGACCCGAAAGGGTACCGAATCCTCTGTGCAGTCCCGCACGTAGAAGAGGAATACGAAGGCGGCATTATCAAAGCCGAGGACACCAAGAGGACGGAGGAACTGACTACGGTCGTCCTATTCGTCATTAAGATGGGTGACCTTTGCTACAGCGATAAGGACCGTTTCCCAACTGGAGCTTGGTGTAAGGAAGGCGACTTTGTGTTGACCCGTCCCTATGCTGGTACCCGGTTGGTTATCCACGGACGAGAGTTCCGCATCATTAACGACGACACGGTGGAAGCAGTAGTTGACGATCCCCGTGGTATCCGTCGCGTTTAAGGAGTAAACCATGCAAGAAGAATACAAATTCCCTGACGAGGTAGAGAAAGAAGAGGCTTCAACACCCGCTGAAGATACCCTTGAAATCCAGATCGAGGACGATACCCCGCCAGAAGATCGAGGCCGCAAGCCGCTACCGAAAGAGGTAGTAGATGAGCTTGATAAAGACGACCTTGAGGACTATTCCGAGAAGGTCAAGAAGCGTCTCTCCCAGATGAAGAAGGTCTGGCACGACGAGCGCCGTGAGAAGGAACGTGCCCTACGAGAACGTGAGGAAGCCCTACGGTTTGCTCAGGCCCGCGAAGAAGAAATTAAACAACTTCGCCAAAAGGTCACTATTGGGCAACGTGCTTACGTGGAAGAGGCTAGTCGATCTGCCGCAAACGACATTGCGTCTATTAAAGAGCGCATTAAACAGGCCTATGAAGCGGGAGACGCCGACAAGCTAACCGAAGCTCAGGAAGCCTTAACTGACGCGAAAATGCGTCTTAAGGAGGTGGAGCGATTTAAACCTGCTTTACAAAAGCAGGAATCAAGTGTACAACAGGCACAACAGACAAGTGTTCCAAATCAATCAGTTGCAGTAGCTCCAGATTCTAAAGCGGAATCTTGGCGCGAACGTAACAGATGGTTCGGGGCTGACGAGGAGATGACCGCCCTCGCACTTGGACTGCACGAAAAACTGGTCAAGTCTGGTGTAGACCCGCGTAGTGATGATTACTACCGGACGATTGATCAGACGATGCGTAAGCGATACCCCGAGGCTTTCGAGGATACCGCTGAGCAAACGTCGGAGGAGTCTTTCCGTAGAGGAGAGAAGCCCCGCGCACAAAAAGCAGCCAATGTGGTTGCTCCAGCTACGCGGAGTACCGCGCCGCGTCAGGTCCGCCTGACACCGACTCAAGTTGCCATCGCCAAGAAGCTTGGACTGAGCAATGAACAGTACGCACGTGAAGTAATGAAACTGGAGACTAACTAAAATGGCTGAAAATAGAATCGCTCGCGAACTCGAAAACCGCGAATCCGCGCAACGTAAAATGGCTTGGACCCCGCCGCAGACGCTCCCTGAACCGGAGCCGCAAGATGGTTGGGTGTTCAGGTGGATTCGGACTTCGATCATGGGTCAGGCTGATCCGTCGAATACGTCCGCAAAGTTCCGGGAAGGTTGGGAGCCCGTTAAGGCTTCTGAACAACCCAAATTGATGATGCAAGCTGATCCCAACAGTCGTTTTAAAGACAACATTGAGATTGGCGGGTTGTTGCTCTGTAAGGCTCCGGCTGAACTGATGAAGCAGCGTGATGATTATTACGCACGGCAAGCACAGTCTCAGATGCAGTCTGTGGACAACAACTTTATGAGGCTGAACGACGAGCGGATGCCGCTGTTCAATGAACGACGCTCCTCGACCTCGTTTGGCAAAGGTAAATAAATTCATTTTAGGAGTATCAAATGGCTTACCCCACTGTTGATGCCCCTTATGGCTTGAAGCCGGTCAATTTGATCGGTGGCTTGCCGTTTGCGGGTGCTACTCGACAGATCGCGATTGGTAACAACTACGGCACCGCCATCTATAACGGCGACGTCGTTCAGTTGAACTCGTCGGGAAATGTCATCATCACGACCCTTCAGAACGATTCCTCCCCGATCGCGGGTGTGATCGGTGTGTTCCTCGGCTGTTCGTACACGAACCCGACCACGAAGCAGAAGCTCTTCTCGCAGTACTACCCCGGTAGCGTTGCGGCTGACGACATCACGGCTTATGTCTGTGATGATCCGAACGCTCTCTTCAAGGTTGTGAACGTGACGAGCAACGTTGCGAACAGCACTTCGGGCGGTCTTCTCCCGGCCTATCTCTCCCGCGCCAACTCGTTTGGCACGAACGCGGAGCTCGTCCTCAACACGGGTTCTTCGGTCACGGGCGACAGCAAGATGGGTGTCTTTATCAACAACGTGACGACCTCGTTGCCGTTCCGTGTGGTTGATATCGTCACCGATTCGGCCAACAGCAGCGGAAACATTGTCGAGTTCATCGTCAAGTTCAACGCTGGCTACCACGCGTATAACAACGCGACTGGCACCTAATAGGGAGTTCTAAGAAATGGCTATTTCACGTGCACAATTACTGAAAGAGCTGCTTCCCGGCCTGAACGCCCTGTTCGGTCTGGAGTACAAGCAGTATGGCGAAGAGCACAAGGAGATCTACGAGACTGAGACCTCCGAGCGTTCTTTTGAAGAAGAAACGAAGCTGAGCGGATTCTCCGCTGCCCCGGTCAAGCCGGAAGGCCAAGCCATTGCGTACGATAACGCGCAGGAAGCTTGGACGGCTCGTTACAACCACGAGACGATTGCTCTCGGCTTCTCCATCACGGAAGAAGCGGTTGAAGACAACCTGTACGACTCGCTCAGCAAGCGCTACACGAAGGCTCTTGCCCGCGCTATGGCGTACACGAAGCAAGTTAAGGCTGCCTCGGTTCTGAACAATGGCTTCGCTGCCGGTTATGTCGGTGGTGACGGTCAACCGTTGTTCTCGGCCTCGCATCCGCTTGTCTCGGGTGGCGTTAACAGCAACCGTTTGACGGCTTCGGACCTCAACGAGACTTCGTTGGAAGCGGCTGTCATTCAGATTGCTGGTTGGACGGACGAGCGCGGTCTTTTGATCGCGGCGAAGCCCCGTAAGCTCATCGTTCCCCCGGCCTTGATGTTCGTTGCTAAGCGTCTTCTCGATACGGAACTCCGTGTTGCGACCGCTGACAACGACATCAACGCCATCAAGGCGATGGGTGCGATTCCGGAAGGCTACGCAGTGAACCACTTCTTGACCGACACGAACGCTTGGTTCTTGACGACCGACGTTCCGAACGGCATGAAGCACTTCGTGCGTACCGCGCTGCAAAACAGCATGGACGGCGATTTCGACACCGGCAACGTTCGGTATAAGAGCCGCGAGCGTTATAGCTTCGGCTGGTCGGATCCGCTGGGCATGTTCGGTTCGCCGGGCGCGTCCTAATCGGACTGGATCGGGGGGCTTCGGCCCCCCTTTCCTTTTAAGGCTATAGTGTGTATATAGTCTCTATCGGGAAAAATCCGCTTATCAGACAGCCCCGACTGACGACATGCAGACTGATAAGCATTACTCGCATGTGAGGAATATTTAAATGGCACGTACTACTTTCTCGGGTCCGGTCGCTTCGGACAACGGTTTCATCGGTGATTTCGTCGGTAACATCACGGGCAACGTGACGGGCGATGTCTTCGCTTCGGTTCAGTCCCTCTCGGGAGCCGGTGCGGTCAATGTGACCGACATGTTCACTTCGCTTACCACGACTGGCGCTGCTCAGGCTCTGACCCTTGCTAACGGCACGGTTGGTCAGTTGAAGGTTGTTGCTCACGTGGTTGATGGCGGTTCGGCTGTGCTGACCCCGACCACGAAGATTGGCTTCACCACGATCACGTTTACGAACGTTGGCGATGCTGCCACCCTGATCTACACCGCCGCTGGTTGGGCGATTGTGGGAATCAACGGGGCTGTCGCTGCTTAATAGGAGCCGCTAATGGCTATGCAAACAGATGTATTAGCTAGTGCGGTTCGAACTACCGATGGCCTTCTTGCTGATCAGGCAGGTAATACCCTCGGGCGCAATCGCATTAAGGCTATTTACATCA